AAACAATGGGTGCATAAGGAGAGTGTCAGGTGTAAAGCCTTCTTCACTCATGTGAGCCATAGCACGCATGAGATTCTCCATAGTCATCGAACCGTTAGCCTTAAGCAAGCTTTGGCCAGCATTGTTAGGGTCAGCGACAAGACCACGACCACTAAGCACACCATAGATAGACTGTGCAGGGTTCAAGTTGTCAAAAAGGCTGGTTCCAAGTTGCTTGAGGAAAGCAACAGCCTTCTGCTCCTTGTGGCGAACCATAGCTGCACCCATAAGCTGAAGGTTCTTAGCCATGATGTCGAATGTGCTATAACGAAGAGCTTCGTCAGTAAAGGAAGCAGCAATACCGCTCTTACCGATGTAAGCAGTTGAAACAGCGCCACCCATCTGGAAGTTAACCTCTGGGTAAGTACCAGACTCTTGAACGTCGCCAGCGTAAACAGCACCCATTGCACCAGCAAGGATTTGAGTGTTAAGGCCTTGAGCCTGAACACGGGTGAAGAGAGGGGTGATAACCATTGAAGGCTCAACGGGCTCACGAATAAGAATCTCCATAGACTCTTGAAGAAGTGGAGTAATCTCTGAAGAAGAGATAGCATCACGATTCTTTGGGGAGATTGTGTTAGCAAAGTTCTCCCAACTAACACGCTCTTCTGAATCAGGAAGGTGACCACGGTTAGCGATCATGTCTGCAATATAACGTGCAGCACTTTTACGGTTGCTAGGAAGCTGAAGCTCCATTCCGTCATGTAGTTTAATTGCGCTCATATTTATAATCCTTTTAATTTAAAATCTAATTATTGAATCTTGACGTTGATAACTGCAATTTCGTCAGCAACGCTTTCGCCATGATGACTAGAAAGAGTAATAAGATCAGAGAAGCCCTTAGTGGCAGAACCAGGCATCTTAGCAGTTGCGTCAAAATCGTCACCAGCAAAACCAGTACGTACACGCTCAAGAAGGCCTCGAGGCTCCTTGTAAAGTGCAAGTAATCGACCAACAACAAGGTGGCTTGTATGATCTGCATCAACAGCAACCTTGAAGTTGCTCATCTCGTCAAAAGAGACGAAGTCACCAGGTCGACAATCACCAACCATCATAGTCATCTGCTCTTGGACAGAAGCTGCAGTTGAATACTCAAATGCACTAATGTTTCCAGCTAGTGCTGCTGCAGCTGAATCTACAGGTGCAGCATTACCGCCGTCTTCCCAAAACAAGAGAATACCTGCGTCAGCATCAAGATACCAGTCGCCAGCTTTAACTAGAAGGCTAATGTCAGAACGCTCACGCCAAGAACCCTGAGCAAAAGCAAGAGGTGTGCGTGAAGTAGGAGTTGCAAGACGACCCAACTCAAGGTCGTAACCTACTACGTCATCCATATCAAGGCCAGCATAACGAGGCATAGCGCTAAGTGCTGCACCTTGAACAAGAGTCAATCCACCACTAGCAACAACTGTAGCCGCAGACTCACAAGTGTGTGCTACTCTCATCTGGATGTCAGTAAAGAACTGAATCAAATGTTGCTTCTGATAGTTAGTGAAGTGAAGATTTGCTGGATCGTCACCAGCCCAAACATAGACATCATAAGCTGCGATACCAACAGGAGCAGAAATAAATGCTTCCGCAGCTGCCTTTACTAGCCCTAGCTGGGTAGCAGCATCAGCATCGGTGATGTCAGTGTTTTGCGGAAGCCATCCATTTGCAATTGCCGCTTCAATAAACTCTCTGAGAGTAATATTTTTTGTACCAGTAACAAATTCGCCAGTAGTAATGTCAATTACTCGAGCGTCCTTGTCGCTATCATCATAAGTTAAGATTGTGTCAGCTTCTGCAGCTGCATCAAGGCATCTGCGAAGAAGGCCAGAAGGTACAACTCGACCAGATGCATCAAGAGAAACAATCTTGCCAGATGAAATAGTAAAGTAATCCTTACTCTTTTCATTTTGCCAAACAGTTGGCAACCAGTTAGCAGGCTTCCACTCACCATGAGGAACAGAAGCATTCATTTGGACAACGTTATTTGGTGTGATGTTGTCCATCAAGTCAGTACGAGTCTTAAAACGACTTTGGAAACGACTAATAGCCATATTTATTCTCCTAGGTTAATAAGTTTTTTAGTCTTAAATTAAAAGTTATTAGGGTTGAAACCGCGAGGCAAGTAAGAAGCTTTTGATGTAAAATATTGCATAGCAGCAAACTCACCTTGATCTGCAAGGATCTGTTTGTACTCAATAACAATTTTCTTTTCAAAACTTCCCAGAGACTTTAATTTGTCTGTCATCTTCTCTTCTTTATCCTCAGTATGAACGGAAGGGCTCTCTACAAAAATCTCTGTCAAAGATACTTCCTTATTACTGTTTAAGCTATCTTGAAGTTCTGTTTCAACTTCTAAGCTATTATTTTCTTCATTTTCTTCACTATTTAAAATATTTGTTTCAGAATCTTCTGCTTTTGCAATATTTTCAAGCACAATCTTAAACTTCTCTTCAAGCATACTGTATTTTTCTTGAAGGTCTTTTAGTTGTGCTTCTAATTGTTTAGCATCTTCCGATTGGCTGCATTTCATTTTTGCAGCTTTGCTATTTACACAACCCATAATTTTTTGCTTAACGCTTCCTGAAACCTTAGCTCTTCCAACAAGCCTTCTTGCTGCAGTAACGTGACTACAGTCGGGTACTGGAAAAGAACGCTCTGGACCACAAAAAGCATCTTCAGGCAATTTGTTTCTTTCTTCTGTAGAAAGAGATGCGTCTGCCATTGTTGCTTGAAGCGCAAGGTCGAAAAGTTCCCAATCTATCTCTTCGTCCTCAAGTTTTATTTCATCACTTTCAAAGTCAAAGCTTTCATCTTGAGCTTTTTGTTCTTCTTCACTAGGCTCTTGAACCTCTTCCAGTAAGTCCGTTTCTTCAAGAGTTATCTCTTCTGAATTTACTAAAGCCTCATCAGAGGCTATCTCACCCGCAGTGTTATTCTCACTCATCGTAAAGTCCTTTTCGCTTTTTGATTTATTTGATGATTTTTTAGGATGACCTCCAGGAAGTAGGTCATTGTCTTGTACGTATTTTGGATTTGAAGGCTGTCCACTTCTAACAAGCTTTAAGAAAGCGTTTACTCTAGCAACGCCCCAGCCAGATCGAGACATTCCTGGTCTGTGAGTAGAGGAAAAAGCTCCAGTTCCTCGACGGTAAACTGCTTTTAGCATGCCTAAAGAAACACGCTTACCTTTGCTTTTACCATATTTTTCGTTATGCTTTCTAACTTTCTCTTTTAAATTATTAAGTACAGCCCCTACAGAAATTTTACTACTTGCTTTTGAAGCAGAGCCTTTTTTGTTTTTCTTTGAGCCTTTAATTCTTTCTGAAGGTTTTGCAGGAGTTTTAGCTCCTTTTCCTTTTGGTGAAGACTCGTATGCATCTTTTTCAAACTCTCCCAACACACTTGTATTTGAATCGTTTGCAGCACTAATCTTTATCGCCCAGTCAATACCTGAAGTACCTCCCCAGCCTAACCATGCAACATACCCTCGGTCTTTCCACGGAGTAGATTTAAATTCAGGAGCAACTTCTGCATTTTTCCTATGCCTGTTAAAGGCTGACATTCTTTTAACAGTAGAAAGCCCAATTTCAGATTTAGTAGCAAGCTGTCTTGCTCTAGCCCAACCTACAGGAGTCATTCCCTTAACTTCTGACCCATGCTTTTGTTTCCAATCAAGTGCTTTTTGAGCATTACCTTTTGCTCCAGAAGGAACTTTAAAAGTTTTCTCGTCCTTCAGCTCTTCCATAAAGTTTTCTAGTTGCTCTTCAATTAGTTCAAAGTCTAGGTTGTCTTTTCTCATCGACCCAGAGTACTTAATTTTAATTACCATGGTTTCATTATTACCTTTTTGGGTAATATAAGTCTCTCCATTTTGATGAAGCTCCATCATAGCAGAATCTGAAATTGTCATTTCATGATCATATTTCTTTTCTACTTTTTCTTCTTTTTTGGAGCTTTCTTCTTTTTCTTTGGAGCTTTCTTCGTAGGTATCGATTTGCTTGGCTTCTTGTACCCGTAGCTCATTGGTTTCTCCTAGATCGTATATAGAGTCTGTCATGATGATTTCTTCTGGTGATTTAATATGGTCAGTAGCACTAGAAGACTCTAATGAGTCTTTTATTTCCATATGGACAACTTGAGAGAGGTCATCTGCTGGAGTATTTACCACGGATCCCTCCAGTACAATGAAGTCTCCTGTAATAAATACGCATGTTTCTCCATCGTATTGCTGTCCATGCCTGTGCTCGCACATCCCATCTTGCGACCAATCACTCCCGCAGATAGAGCATACGTGCCTATCAGTAGTACTACCAGCAGAAAAAGTAAGATAACGCCCATCCATAAATTTTTTAATAGCTTCTTCATCTGTAATATTAGCTTGGACTCTCATTCGTCCAAGTCCTGGCCATTGCCTATTAGATATAAGATTGAACGTTTTTAAAGTGTTATAAATTTCTTCTGGGTCGTCTTTTGTAAATACATTATGTATGTCCATTATTGCTTTTGATGACTGGAGGAACTCAGATGCTTCATCATAAAGATTCTGCCACTCGCCTCCAATAAACCTACCGATAGGCTCACTAGATTGATCATGGTTAAGTAGTATTGGTTTTGCATAAGGATTTGTAAGGGAGTCAATTCCTTTTTGCTGCCCTTTTGTAGAGTAGATTCTATTGTTTATTCTACGTCCTGAATGCGATAGATCGTAAGTGACTACTAGACCTTTTCCACCTGTATAAGCCCTGTTGATTATATTGTCTGTAATTTGTACTTTTTCTTTTTTGTCTAAAGACAAAACTCTTTTGTCAGGGTTGATTTGTACAAAATCATTATATTTAATGATATTACTCATAGTTTTCCTTTTTTTTAATTATTAAAATTAAATAAGATTTTATTTAAGCTTTTCAAGCGCTTTTAAGATATCTTCTTTACTATTAGCATCTTTTAGTTCTTTAAAGATCAAATTTGTGTCTTTGCTAAACTTAGGAGCTTCTCTTACCCCATGCTGGTTTTCCGGCCTCGAGTTATTGTCAGAAACATTTTTTGCTGCATTTTTTTGTTCTTGCATTGCGCCTAATTTCAAAAGAGCCATCTTCTCTTCGTATAGCTTGAAGTAAGTATCTTCACCAAAAGACTCTTCGACAGGCCTTTCGCCTAAACGTTTTCTAGCTTCTGCCTGAGAGATAAGTTTATTGAGCCACAATTGTATTGTTTGATTCTCTTCTTTAGATTTTTGCTCTTTGTCTACAGAGCCAAATTTAATGCTTACTTTTTTAGAATCATCATAAATTGCTTCCTCATAGCCACCTTCTAACAATAACTCATTTATTACATAAGTTTCTACAAACGTTTTGATTGCCTTTTGCAGAGCTTCAACGTCTTGGATCGCTATCTTAGATAAAGTGTTAGCTGTGCTTCTGTTAGCACTATCTCCTTCACCCATATCCATAGCTGACACACCTAATCCTGCATAAACTCGTTTTTTAAAATAGTTTAGGTATTCATCTATTTTTAAGGCTTTACCTTCAGAACCAATAGCTTCTATTTTATGT